GAGCACCACCTGCTGTAGCTGGGATACCTTCTGGTGGATGGACCATCGGAGGTAAAAAGAAAACTGGGATGGGATCATTAACACCTGAAGCTGTTGAGGATCTAATCAAAAATAACCCAGGAGCTGCTGAAAAAATAAGGAAACTTTATAAAGAGCAGCAAGGGGGTACAGAGTTATTCCCCGGAGTATAATATGAAAGCACTTCTTGTCCCACCTAAGGAAGTACCATCAGTATGGTCTGATGTTAAACCTTTAATAACTAAAGGTGTAGCTCATGCTGTAGAGAATATTGATGGCGATGATTTTTTAAAGCCCATAATAAATGGAGAATGTTTTCTGTGGATAGTAGTAGATGAACTAGAAATAGTTTCGATCTGCTTAGGAGAATTTTATCACTACCCACGTCAGAAATCATTCTTCATACTTGCATGGGCTACTAAATCAGGTCAGCAATTTGATGAAGTTATAGCAACATTCAATGATTCTGTAGTCGCGTTTGCGAAAGCAAGTGGATGTGATTTCATTGAAGCAAAGGTAAGAAAAGGTCTTGCCAAAAAATTAAAATGGAATGATACACATTCCTATGTAACACTTACACTTTAGGTAAAAAAACCATGGGCGGAGGAAAAAAGAAAACCGTTTATCGCACCCAAACAACTCCAAATGATTATGATGATGCTTGGATCAGAGGAAAGTTCGACGCTATGGAGCAGCAAGCATTGGGATTCTCTAACTGGCAGGCTGGTAGACAAGCAAGTTTAGGTAGAGAAGAAAGGATTAGAGATGAACTACAATCTGGTCTCTCTGGACTTAGTGCTTCACAAGCTGCTGCTATGGCAAACATAGAGAATCTTCAAAGATCTGATCAATCATTGACTTCAGACTTTGCAGGTCTATCACAGTCACAACAGCAACAAATGAAAGATCTATATAATTTATCACAACAAGAAGGTTCTGGGGTAGAAGGAGTTAGAACAGGTCAAGGTCTTACATTCACTAGACCACGCGTAGCTGGAACTGGTGGTCTAAATAGACAGCAGTTACAAACCAGTTCACTAAATATTTAAGAGGTGTATTATGTCATTAATGAGTAAACTGAAGGAAAAACCTTATAAATATGAGGATCAGTGGATTAAAGATAAACATACTGCATATGATCAAAGTACAGCAGGTATCCAAGACTGGCAGAGCCAAAGAATGTCTGCTATTGCTGATGAGCAACGTCAAAGAGATGACTTTAGATCAGGTATTGCTGGTTTAAGAACAGACTTTGCGGGAGCACAAGCTAACTTACAGAATCTACAAAAGCAGATACAAAGCCAACCAGATTGGGGTGCTGTACAGTCTCAACAGTCTCAACAAGCAAGACAGTTATGGGATTTACAACAAGCACAAGATTCTGCAACTCACCAATATAATCAATTAGGTGGATTGACTAATGTCCTTAAGAATTTAAAAGGTTCAGCACCAGCATCAAGTTCCACGAACAGAGCGAAATTATCAACTAGTTCACTTAACGTCTAATAAAAATGTCAACAGCAAAAGAACGTTATGATGCTCTATGCAGTGATCGTTCCCAGTTTCTAAACGAAGCAGAAGAGGCTTCTAAACTTACTTTACCTTACCTTATTAGTGGTGAAGAAAGTTATAGAGGTATGAGAAACCTAAAGACTCCATGGCAAAGTGTAGGTGCGAAGGGAGTAGCAGCACTGGCAAGTAAATTGTCATTAGCTCTGCTCCCTCCACAGACCAGCTTCTTTAAGCTACAAGTCGATGAGTCTAACTTAGGTGAAGAGTTTCCTCCAGAAGTAAAATCAGAATTAGACCTATCCTTTGCTAAGATAGAGCGCACTATCCTCGATGCTATTGCTGCATCAGATGATCGTGTAATAGTACACCAAGCACTACAACATTTAGTTGTTGCTGGTAATTCTCTAATCTTTATGGGTAAGGCAGGGCTGAAATTATTCCCTCTAAATCGCTACGTTATAGATCGAGATGGTAACGGAGATGTAATAGAAATAGTCACAAAAGAACGTATCAATAAAAAGTTAATACAAGAACATCTTTCACCTGAAGATTTAGTAAAAACATCTGAGACCGCACCTAACGATGAAGGTCAAGGAGGTAATTTAGGTAAAGATGAATGCGATGTATATACTCATGTAAAGCGTGACAACAATAGATTTATCTGGCATCAGGAAGTATACGGCAAAGTAATTCCTAAGTCACAAAGTAAAGCACCAACAGATGCTAATCCATGGCTACCATTACGTTTTAATACAGTTGATGGTGAAGCATACGGTAGAGGAAGAGTCGGTCAGTTTATAGGGGACCTTAAGTCTCTTGAGGCACTCTCTCAGGCTATCGTAGAAGGCTCTGCAGCGGCAGCTAAGGTTGTCTTTGTAGTAGCACCATCAAGTACAACTAAACCAGCCACGCTAGCGCAAGCAGGCAACGGAGCAATCGTCCAAGGACGACCAGATGATATTGGTGTTATACAAGTAGGTAAGACTGCTGATTTCCAGACAGCTTATCAACTAATATTAAATCTAGAGAAAAGAATCAATGAAGCTTTTCTAATATTATCAGTAAGAGATAGTGAACGTACTACTGCAGAAGAAGTACGTATGACTCAACTAGAATTAGAACAACAACTAGGAGGGTTATTCGGATTACTTACAACGGAATTTCTAGTTCCATATTTAGATAGATACTTAAATGTATTCCAGAAAACTGGAGAAATCCCACGTATACCTAAAGGTTTAGTTAAGCCAACTATTGTAGCTGGTATTAATTCACTTGGTAGAGGTCAGGATGTACAAGCATTAGGTGGCTTCTTACAGACTATTGCAACGACAATGGGACCAGAAGCAATCCAACAGTACATAAATCCTGAAGAACTTATCAAGCGTTTAGCAGCAGCTCAAGGTATTGACGTTCTGAATCTTGTTAAGAGTATGCAAGAGATTCAACAGGAACAGGCACAAGCAGTAGAACAACAAGCACAGATGGAAGCAATAAAAGGAGCACCTAATATGATGAAGGCTCCAATGCTTGATCCATCTAAGAACCCTGGACTACAACAACAATTAGCAGGACCACCTCCTGAAGCAGGACCACCTCCTGATATGCAACCACCACCTCAGTAAATTATGGCAGAAACACTAACATATGATAATCAAACACCTGCAGAAGTAGCTGGAGAAGCTGGTCAATTAACACCAGACGAACAAGACTCCCTACAAGTAGGTGAATCAATACAAGAAGCGCAAGATACAATGCTTGCGGGTAAGTATAAAGATGCACAAGAATTAGAAAAAGCTTATATAGAACTGCAACAAAAATTGGGTGAAAAATCTGGAGGGGATTCACAAGAACAATCTTCCGATGAGCCACAAGCAGAAGCAAAATCTGATGAGGAAACAGAAGGAGCATCCCCAGAAGACTATGCTATATTTGATGACTTCTGGGATCAAGCATCCTCTGAAGAGGGGAACATAGACCAAGCACTTCTAGGTAAGTTAGCTGGTATGAATAGTCAGCAGATGGCTCAGAAGTTTCTTCAATGGAGAGCTGATGCTGAAACTAAATACGTGCCTAAACCACCTGATATGTCTGACAAAGATGTTCAGGAATTAAAAGCTGTAGCAGGTGGTGAACAGAACTATAATAACATGTTACGTTGGGCTAAATCTAATCTTAGTGAACAAGAAATAGCTATGTTTGATACTGTAATGGGACGTGGTGATACTATCTCTGCTTTCTTTGCAATCAATTCGTTATCCCAAAGATATAATGATGGAGTAGGTTATGAGGGTAAGATGTTAACAGGAAATGCAGCTAAAGATACAGCTTCTGCATTCCGTAGTCAAGCAGAACTTGTTAAAGCTATGAGTGATTCACGTTATGAAAATGATCCAGCATATCGTCAAGATATAATGGAGAAACTAGATAGATCTAACTTAAATTTTTAATTATGCCAAATCCAGTCAATGACAACAGTGGTAAGGATCCAAACTTTCTAAAACTACCTTGGAAAACAAGGATGAGGATCGAAAAAGCTAATCCTCCTGGGTCTGATCCTACTAAGCCAACCAAGAAGAAGAAGAAATAATGGGAAGAAAAAAACCAATAGCAAGTCCACGTGATGATTACTATCAGGGCAGAGGTACAAAACCATCTGACGTTGAGTTAGGTAAATCACCAGGTGGAAGTGAAGCAGAGATTAGAAGA